TTCATAGCTTTAGCCATTTGATAGAATTGTAAGTCAGATGCGTAATCTCTAATGTTGAAACTATCAGGATAATTAATAACACCATCAAATACAGTATCTTGGAACTCTGCGTATAGTTTAAATAATTGTTCTTCAGCTAATTCTAAGTTGTCAGCTTTCTCACTTAGTCTAGCATTAAGTAATTCAAATTCAGTTTGTAGTGCAATACCAGATGAAATTTGTTTCTGTGTAGTTCTTATTGCATCTGTGTGTGCTATTCTGTTTATAGCTTGAACTTTGTTATTAATTGAATCCATAATAGATTGTAAGTTCTGACCAGATGGTTGTAATAAATATGGTTTTAAGTTTGGCTCGATTTCTTCTGGCATTTCAATAATAGCACCAGCACCAGCACTTGCATTTACACTTGGAGTTTTAACTAATGATGGGTGGTTAGATAATCTTATTAGTTGTTCCATTTCAGAGTATTCATTGTAAATAGCTTTTTGTAGATCAGCAATATCTGTTAAGTCCGATAGACCAATTCCTCTTTTGTGAGATTTAGAATTGTATAAAATAACTGCTGGTATTTTGCCTAACGGGTTTTCGGCAGTATCTATGATTCTTGGATTGTCTCCAAATCTTTCAACATATACTATCTCGATCTTTTCAGGTGTCCAAATTTTAAAATAAGTTCCACCCATTTTATCTACTTCTTCTCTAATTTTTAAATAGTCCAAAGCATATTTTCCGTTAGCTTGTCTTGTGTAATTCCAATCAAATACATTTTCAGGGGTTACGATTGATAAGTATGGTCTTATATCTTGTTCTAATTCTTCTGCTCTAGTTCTAGTTTGAATTGGTGGCTTATCTAAAATTAAAAATACATGACCATAAATTGATGAATAGTTTTGAGCCTGTTTCATTACAGTATTAAAATTGTTTCCGTCTAAATCTGCATCTTTTAAGAATCGTTCTAAAGTAGGTTCATTTTCTAGTTCGCCAAAATCTCTACTAGCTTTTACTCTGAATAAGTATGATGAATAAATCTCTACAATGTTTTTACAATGGTTATCTAATGGAGTGTTATTAAGTCTTTGATGAAATTCGTTATCTAGTTCTAAATTGTATCTGTTTAAATATTGTCCTACTTGGTAATCATGTCCACCATTATAAGAACGGATATAGAACTCCCAATGAGCATAGTTTTGTTCGTAGTCTTTATGAGTGTCTAAAATTTCGTCTCGTGAATATGCCATATTATTTCATTGTCCATCTTATAGGTTTTTGGCTTGGCATTTGAGTAACCAAAGGTTTTATGTAATCAATCATATAACCTAATGCGTCATTCATATGGTCAAAGCCGTCTTCCTTATTCGGAATATTGGTATCTTCCTTATAAGTTTGCCTAGTAAGTCCTTTTATAACAATTTTACACGAATTGGAAACAAAAATATATCTTTTGCCATTAGAGTCTTTTAATTTTGAGTTCACAGCATTGATACGATCTCTAACTGCTGGGTGTCTATGTTTAACCTTAACTTCAAATCCAGCATTTTGTAAAATAGACAAGTCAGTTCTTCCACCAGCAGATGTTTTCCTTTGTCTTGAAGCTGGGTCAGGATATGTAATTATTTTAATTTTAGTGCCATATCTATCTCTTATCTCATCTACTAATTCATCTGTGTTACTTCCGTAAATTACTATCTCATCTACAATATATATTTTATCTCGTTCTATTTGTGCAATACAAGCTGACATTGGCGAGACATTGAAATCGATTCCTATATGCAAAGGCTTAGTCCAATCTATTTCTTTCTTAACAACAGATTCTACAGGGTGGAAATTATAATAAATACTTCCAGCATAGTTTTCAAATGTACCCTCAAATTCTTGTCTAAATGTTCTTTGGTCTAAGTCTTGCTTAGCTTGTTCAACTTCGCTTTTAGCGACCATACCACCTTGAATAGTTGTGAATTGAAAAGACTCCCATTCTTTGTCTTGTTTGCCTTTAAGATACATTTCATAAGACCAGTTACCATAACCTTTAGGTGTTCCACACATTAGTACATGACCTAATCTATCAGCAACAGATGCTCTTAATACTTCAAACCAAGTTCGTTTATCTATATCTGCAAACTCATCTAAGATTAAAAAGTCTAATCCTGTACCTCGAAGTGAGTCATAGTTATCAGCACCCTTTAATGATATTGTACTATTGGATTGTCTAATAGTAATTGTCATAGTGGTTTCGTTAATATCGTCTATCCAATTAAATTGATTAAGCATTTCTTTTAATGCTGACCAACAGATGTCTTTTGCCATTTTAAATGTAGGTGCTACATACCAGATTCTTCTATTCGGCTGACTAGCATACTTCATCATTTCAGTAACAGCTAAGTAAGTCTTACCAAATCTACGACCTGAAATAAGAACTCTAAATCTTGCTGATGATGAACTAACTTTAAGTTGGGGTTTTGTTAGAGTTATCTTCATTACAAAAATAAGATATATACAATTTTTCCTCGTTTAAAAGTTCTTCTTGTCTTTTAGCAAATGCGATTGTTAATTCACTACCCTTAATTACACATTCTGTCCATGAGTTATATGGTGGCTTTACAACAGTTGGGTTATTACAAAATCCTGTGATTGCAGAGCAGATTGAAAATACTAATACAAATTTCATTTATTCTTTCTTTTAGACTTCTTGCCAGTAGCCCAATGTATAAGTTTATAACAAATCCTCACTAAATAGATATAAAATAAATCGTACATTGTTAGACTCATAAATTATTTGTTAGTTATTATTCTTTTAATTGTTTTACTTCCGTCAATATTTGTTTCTAATTCAGCTTCCATTTCTCCACACATTAACTGTTTATTAGCCATATCCATGTTTCTAGTGGCTTCTCGTTTCATTTTTAAACAAGTAGATAAATTATCTTGTATTCTATGCTCGACTAATTCGCCATTAATAAATAAACACAATACAAATACTAAGCTAGTGATTCCCATTTAATTTACCCAAGTTTGCTCTAACCGAGTCTTTTAATTTCTCTACATCAACTAATATTTTATCAATATCTTTTTGTAATCTTTCAATATTAACTTTATTAGTCATGTTCTGTTCTTGTGTTTCTTCTAGCTTTTCTACCTGTTCAGCAATGTGTTCTAATAACATAAACTGTTCTTGGTCTATTGGTTTTTGAGCAGAGGCTTCTAATAAGTCTTGTTCAAATAATTTGTTAGCAGTTTCTAATTGATTAAGTCTTTCAATAACACCAAAGGCAAACCATGCACCAATTACTATAATTGTGATTAAACCTAATAGGTTTCGTAATGGTAATCCAATGTTAGTGTTTTCGTTAATTTTCATTTAGCAACTTTACCTTTGTTTATTCCTTTTTTAATTACATACTTTTGAGTGCCATTCGCACCTGTATTTACTTCTTTCTTTAGAAGTTTAAATAGTTCTAGTTCTTTTAGTTTCTTTTCTAGCTTCTTGTTAAATGCTTCAATAGTTTTAGTATCTCTCATTTTCTTTTCTTTCGTTTCTTTACAGGTTTAACAAATTGCTTTTCTACCCACTCAAACCAAGTATCTATCCAGCCAAAGAATGTATATAACCATCTGTCAATCATACTTTAAATCCTTTTTGCCATGATTTAACTGCCCAATAAACAGGAGTTGTATTTAATTGTTTGCCTGATCTTTTAGCTTTATTTAAGATTGGTCTAAATCTAGCCATAAATGATCTTTTTCTAGCTGGTATATTTTTCTTAATAGATAATTCTTTAGAGCCAAAATTTACTTTGAGAACACGACCAGATTTCTTATTTCTGACAAATACCTTAAACTTCTTAACATCTCCACGCATTGGTTTGTTAAGGGTTACTGTTCTGTTGTTATACTTACCTTGTGCCATAAAAGGCTTTTATCACACAATAGGTAATTTTATAACTAATTTATTTAGACTCAATAATCTTTCTAAGTTCTTTAACAGCATCTTGAAGTTTTTTTTGTTTTCTTAATGCTATATCTCGTTGGATTTTAACTTGTTCAAGTTCAGCTTTGATCTGTTCTTTTTGCTGTCTTAGTTTTAAAAAAGTAT